TGCTCCCTTAATAAATCCAAATACAAACTCTTCTAGTTTGTTAGGAATTAGTAGAGGTAATACCATAAATGGTAAGAATAATGTAAATATAAAAAACACTACTATGGTAGATAAAACTGGTCTTTGTACTAAGATATTAGTATCGTCTATTTTACTAATTACTGAGTATGAAGGTTTCCATATTTTCCACATAGCAAGTAGAGAACCTGCTAGCCAAAAACAAAGTATTATCTGTAGTGTTGTCATAAATATTCCTGTAAGTGTCTTAAACTTCCAATGTTATATGCTAATCGTGGCGCATTATGTCCTGCGTCTTTCATAAACCCGAAGTATGGCGATTCACACTCTGCCATTTCGATTTCCCATAACAGATAACACTTGCTACCGTGTTTTTCAAAGTTATGAGACTTTGTTATCTCTCGTTTTACAACTGCAATACAGTTGCCTTGAGCCGACCAGACTCTTTCGCCTGGCATAAATTCTTCTGCTACACAAGGTTCTGGTATCATTGCCTCTTTGATACCTCTATAGTCTGTGTCTGGGAGTTTTTGTGGTACTCCCATTCGTTCTATAACTGCTTTAATAAAAGCTGGGGAACGATATAATGCTTTTGCAATATCAGAAACATTAGAGCCTTCTAAATAGTACTTAACTATTGATTTTTTCTCTAATTCTGTTACTCCCTTGCCTTTATTTTGTGCTTTTCTTCTAGCACGGTGTTCTATTGTTTCGTTATGGTCAGCTATAATTTTACTAAGACGAGTTGTATTGTATGCAATATGCAATATCTCACACGCCTCTTTCTTAGTTATAGGTTTTTCTGCGGCAAGTAGTTCTATTACTTTATTTATGTTTGCTTCTGAAAGTTTTTCTTCTCTTTTCTTTCTAACTGCCATCTTCTACCTCTTTTCCTAGTAGCATTACTGCGTAGTGTAGAATTTTTAATAGATCATTAGTGTTTTTTCCGTCTTTTTTACCATATCTTTGAGCATACTTTATAATATTTCCCAAGCAAAAACTTTCTCCATGACCTGCGTCAAAGATAAATTCAGTTGCTTGAATCTTACCACTACCATAATGTGAATGATAAGTGCCTATAATATGGTTTTTTAGCATAGTTAATGCTACTTCTTCGTTAAATTTATCTTTCACTGTGCTGTTATCCTTTTTTCGTAATCGGCATAATCTTCACTCCACCAATGTGGTTTGTCTCGGTGAGACCAAGCTGCAAAGGTTGCCTTGTCTAAGTGGTAATAATCACGATAGCTTTGTATCGGATTATCATAGTCTTTAAGATCGTCTGGCATTGCCAATCCGAACTTAGTAAAACCTACTCTTTCAAGATGTACTGGCTCAGGTAGTTTGTTTACTACTTGTTCTACAGATTTGTGTAGTTTGCCATAACGATAGTGGTATTCATCATTCAATGCATTTGCATAACAATGAACCCACTCGTGATTGTCCAATGACTCCCTAGCCCAGATTGTGCAGGGATGGTTGTACATCATTGGAAGGTAGGGGAAGGGTCGCTCCTCAAGTGGCAAATGCTTGATTTCTGCTTTGAGTTTGTTTAGAACTTCTCGCTCGTCTGCATTCAGCGCACGAGGAACATACCCTAGAAACTTGTCGATATAAATTGTTGTACAAAGAATCTGGGCAGCTTCCAGTGGCATCTTAACAATATGCTTGTCAACATGATACTGTGCTGCCTTGTCGAGATCCTCGTCTAAGTAAAATAAATTCATAAATTACTTCCAACACTTGTAAATGCCACAGAGACCATCTGCATTTTCTGTAGTCTTACAGTAAGGACAGACCTTCTCAACTTTTTGTGGCTTGATTTTTTTAATGTCTTTGAACTTTTTCATAACTTATATTATACTAAAATTATGAGATGAAGTCAAGAACTATTTTCCAGATCCGTTAATTTTATCCTTTGCTGTTCCAGCATATAAGCCGAACCAAGCTGCTCCAGCACCTACTACGATACTGATAAGTCCTGACTGTTCCATTGTAGGCTCTGATAGTTCCATGAACCACATTGTACAATAGTATAATAAGAAAATATATACTGATAAAAATAATCTTGGGAAAATTCTCCAAGCATCAATCATGTTTGATAAGAAAATCCAACGCTGCCAAGGATTATCTGGCTCTTTGTTGGCTTCCATCTCTACGATTTGTGCTTTGAGATTTGAATTTTCGGTTACAAGTTCCATGAATTTATTAAGATCAATCTCGACCTCATTTCTACTCATATCACCTGCGAATCTTTCGTCTGCCATTTAGCTCTCCTTTGCGTCTTGTTTAGCTTTACCAACATTGATTGCAAACCAGTCAAGAACTTTATACATTTTCCCGACTAACTTGTCATCTTTTGGTGTGTCTGTACACGCAGCTATGATTGAAGCACTCATGACTAACCATGGTATAACTTGAATCCATCCGATAACCCATTGTAAGAATCCTAACATTCTTCTCTCCTAATCCTCTTACGAGGCTCAGCCTTGTTTCAAGGCGTATTCTATTGCTTTCGCCCATATATCATCATCTGCGATAATACAGTCGATAGCATCATAACCTAATTCTTTTGCTGCAGAGAGATACTTATTCCCTTTGTAGCAAACGAAAGGTTCTTCAATGTAGGGCTGATCGCCGTCCATTGTTAAGTCCTTATGATTAGAAATTAACAATAGAAGTGGATCTTGTAATCCTACAAGTGCAACTCCATCTGCAAGAAACTCTTGGTCAGTATTGTTTGCACACTTAATCTTATCCAGTTGAACTGGGATAGGTTTATATTCTGCTTCTTCTAAATAATCTTTGACGAGATAAGCAGATACTCGTCTAGTTTTTGAACTAAGTGTTCTTTGAGTGTTTATTTGTTTTCCTCTAATTTTTTAATTCTTTGCACTAAAGGATCATAGCCATCAAATTCTTCAATACCACACTTTGGATGTGCTATCTTTTCTAATGCAACTACTCTATCAGAATAATGATTTTGGTTTTCCTCAATCTCTACTATTCTGTCCTCTAGTTCTTCACACCATTCTTCGATTAATTCTAATCTTTCTTGTAAGTGTGGGTGCTTCTCAAAGTATTTAGCACCTTTCATTGCTTCTCTATAAGCAAGATATTTATTAACTATATTCCACATGATTCACCTCATCTCTGATAGGGTGGTAGGGGGATAAGTTTTGATCTACATAAACTACTATATCTCCTACTGTTCTCAATGTTTCTACAACTTCGTCAGGTATATGTACATCAAACTCTTGTTCTACATTTATAATTATTTCAACCATATCAAGACTGTCAGCATTGTGTTCATCAACTAAATCCGAAGTCATACTTACATTGCCTACATTTATTTGTTCTTTAACTATACCAAATACTTTACTGTGGATTGACATTCAAGGACTCGGTTGTTACTTTTCTATAGTATACTACTACATCTTTTAGTTCAGTAATATATCTTTGTAGTTCTTTCATGTTTAAAGACATAACTTCATAATCAGGAACAGTCATTGCTAAAAATACTATTTCACCCTCTTGTTTTTCAATACGAGCAAGTTGATCTTCCCAGTTATCTGGTGTAACTACTATCCATTGTGGAGTTGTTAACTCTAGTTCACGAGGCATGATTGGTTGAACAATCTTCCTCTCCATAGGCTTTGCTGTTACTTCTATAGGTCTAGTTGTTAGTAGACTGCAACTGGAGACCATCATCAAGATCGTCAACGGTAGCACTGATTTTTTGAATGTGTTCAAATGCATGTTTTGTCCCATTATTTATTTTCCTTTCCATTTCTACTGGATCTTCCAGTATTTTTGCTGTTAATTTATATTCTTTAATGAAATTACTGTATCTCATTAACTCTCTTTGAATTTCTTGACTTCTTACTGTCATACTTTGTAATTGTTCTGTTTGCAAAGTAAAATCCTTTTGCATGGTAGCCATTGCTTCTTCTTGAACTGCAATCGCACCTTCTAATTTTGCATTGTTTGCTTTCAATGTTTCATTCTCAGTATATAGCCAATAACTTGTGCCACCAAGAACTAAAACGAAAGCTAATAACATTTGATTCATACTATATGATCCTCTCTCAGTTTCTTGGCAGTTCTTTTTGTGCCTGAATCACTTACATACTCTCCTGTAATTCCTTTACTGCCTTCTCCTAGTAAATCTTCTCGATTGAGTACGATTACTATAAAAGCAAGTATTACAAATAGTCCTATAGTATTACTATAAGTATCTAATAAGTTTGTAAACCATGATGCTCCCTGAGGTAAGAGCAACGATCCTAATACTATTAATAAAAATATTTTTGCTATTAATTTCATTAAATTTCCTCTATTTTGTAGTTGAGTCCTTCTGCGCCAGTGAATTGTATTACTTCTCCACTTTCTGTTCTAAACTTTAAATGTTTTTCTTTTTGAGTTATAATCTTTCTAACAAGAAACTCTTGGTCGTCTGAATCTCCCCAAATATTATTAAAGCTGACTGTCACCTTGTAAAGGGGTACAAACTTGCTCTTTAACCATATCCACCACCTTTTGATGGCGGCTAAGAATTCTTTTATTTTGTCCAATATTGCTCTCCAACTGTTTTAATTTTTGCCAGTTTGCTAACTCGATGTTCCTTGTTATTTCTAACTCAGTTACATACTGTGTGTAAATATAATAATGAAAACATAATGCTACCCATACGAGTAGCACTAGTAATTTGTTTATGTTGATGTCGTTGATGATGTAGAAGTTGAACTACTAGTTGTAGTACTTGTAGTTGGTACGACTGTTGTTGTCTCAGTCATTGTATTCAACTCATCAATAATTGCCTGCTCTGTAGAAGTAACACTTGTTGTTTCAGTACTAGTTTCTGTACTTGTTGTACTTGTTGTACTTGTGCTAGTGCCTGCCAGAGCTTCAGCAACTGCTGTAAGCGCTGCTGCTGTCTGAGTAACTGTTGTTACATTGACTGCATTGTCAGGTACTTCTACTTCTACTACTGGAACTATCTCTGGTTGTTCTTCTTTTACATCTTTGGGTTGTTCATTGTATGCCCAAATTAACAACATTAATAATAAAATATCCATTATTTCTCCTGTATTATAATATTTTAAACATTATTCCAATCTTTACCCTCAAAAAGTAAAGCTTCTGCTTCTCGTCTACGAACTAACCCTTCCAACACTTTACCACTTGCTTTATTCCATCTTTTTAACTGGGCAGGTACTTCTTCGTACTCTCCAGCATTGAGGACTTTCAACATAGTTGAATTTAGTAAATTGGTTGGTCCAAGGTTATATGTCCATGATACTAATGCATCAAACATGCACTGGTCTAATTGATTTTCTACTGCGTCTGATACATAGCTTTCATAAGTAGCTAGTTCTTCTACTAGCATTTCGTCTGCTTGTGCTTTGGTAATTTGCATACCCTCTGTTACGCCTTTTGTGTGTCCGTATCCGATTGTTAAAACACCAGCAGCACACTTGTATGCTTCTAGTTCACAACCTTCGAACTTCTTGATAAGGGCAATGCCCTCTTGTGATATTTTCATAATGTAAAACTTTCTCCACAACCACACTGGGCTGTTTCTTGCGGACTGGAGATCTTAAACTGTTCATTCAGTCCATTTTCTTCCCAGTCTATATTGA